ACGACCTCAAATTCTGACCCAACAAGAAGCAGTGACTGGCCTGTCTTATATGACTGACTCCTACGAACCTCTTCCAAAGAACACTTCACCAGGATGGCCCTATATCAATTCTAGACCTAAGGGAGAAGTTGGCAAGGCTTACCTTTTCGACATCAACGGACAAATCAAGAGCCAAGAGCTCCAAAATAAGTTGAATGAACGACTTGACCGTGCTAAGCGTGGGGAACGATGCGAATCAATTTGGCTTGATTGCCTGAAAGATGAGCGACGTCCCGCTGGAAAAGCAACGAGAGTGTTTACGATTGGTCCTGTTGACTACTCGCTCATGAGCCGTATGTACTGTCTCGATTACACAGAAGCTATTAAAGCTTCCCGCCGAACTTCCTTTTGCAAACTTGGAATTGACTGCCAGTCCTTAGAGTGGACCCAATTATACACCTATCTCACAGAATTCTCTGAATATATGGTTGCCGGCGACTTCTCCCGTTTTGATGGGACAGTTCACGCCGAGATGATTGAGGACTACTACAATGATGTAGATTACTTCTACCAAACTTTTGGAGATTGGGAACCGGAAGACAAGAATGTACGAGACGTACTCGCCGATGAAACATGCCATACAGTACAATTGGCCAAAGATGAATTTTACATGACTCACTGTGGTAACACATCGGGAAATCCTGCCACGACACCACTCAACTCAAGCACAAATTTTAGGTATATGGCCTTGGCATGGTTGATTTTAGCAGAATCACAAGATTTTGTATATCGAACCATGACCGCTTTTGCAAAGAACGTCAGACTTGCCTGTTATGGCGATGACAACATCATCTCTATCAAGAAAGAGGTGATTGAATGGTTCAATCAGGAAACCATTAGCCGGGCTCTAGAAGCTTATGGCATAGTCTATACTAATGCAGAGAAGACTGGAGTGACTAAATATCAGACCATCGACGAATGCACGTTTCTGAAACAAGGCTTTGCCAACCATGAGAGCATAGCTAACATTAAGGTTCCACTTATGGCGGAAAATACAATGATGGAACTCCTGAACTGGACAAAAATTGCTCCAGACCAAGACGTGCTTTTACAGGACAACTGCAACGACTGCTTACGATTTGCGTATTTTTACGGAAAGCAGTATTTCGAAACACTACGAACAAAAATACAAACCGCACTTGCTAAACACGAGAAGAAACTTCGTTTGATGACCTTTCTCGAGTTCCACATCTGGTTCCAAGGGACTATTGGGATGTTGAATTCTGGGAAGGTTGCCAAGAAGGTCCATGGGGACCAAGAGGTCGATTTGACTGTTTGAGTAAGAAACCACGCTAATATAGTTTTTACAAAGACCAGCACTAAGCACAGTCTTTTTCTATATCTAGGTGAATAAAATCAGGTATACTTGTCGCCCATTTAGGCAATTATATTGGAT